TGGGTCTCTCGCCGTCTACGGTGCGAGTGATGCCGTGGTTCTTGCCATCGCAGGAGCATCGGCATATATCCTCGCGCGCCGCCCAACACGCATCGCCACAAGTTGCATCGGTTAACAAACCAAACATCGCCGCCATGTTCATCCTCCCCCGCCGTAGCCCGGCGTTGGCGCTTGTGTGGTTGCTATGGCCGGGCGGCCCTGCGGATTTTGTACTCTCGAACACGCTCCCGCCATACTTCGGCTTTGGCTTCTGCCAGCACCTTGGCCCATGCGTCGGCCCTAGCTGGCGTCAAAGCCGCAGTCACCTCGACTGTGTGGGCATCCCAATTGAGGGTCCCAGCTACGCCGTCGAGGTGGAGTGCTTGCCGTGCAAGCTTCACGGCTTCGGCATAGCTGGCCGCCATGACTCCGACGGTATCGCCGAAGCCGATATAGAATCGCCGTTGCTGTGCAGTCATTTTCTATACTCCTGGCTCGGTATAGCCGCCGGGCTCGGCGCTTGTGTGGTTGCTATCGGGCCCGGCGTATGCTGAAGCATATCCAGGGAACGTCCGACGGCCCTGCGACCGTCCGAGCGAACGTCATCACCCGTCGGCACTCGGTGCAAAATATTTCCCACTTCTGGATCATGTCTTCGCCTCCTGGCCCGGTATCATCCGCCGAGCGCGGTCCATGTGGTTGCTAGATAATGTAGGTAGTGGCGGCCCACGGCGTGGTGACTGCTATCACCCATAGGGTGGTGTGGTAGCCGGTGACGTTACCGGCGGCGTCGCGTATTGGCGCGGGCTGGACATGGTAGGTGCGCGCGCCGTCGGGGTCGCGCTGGTATACGCTGTCATCTATAGATAACTGGAACACTAGATTATCGGCGGCGGTTTTTGTGAGCTCGAGCATGATTCTCTCCCGTTGTACTTGTAGCTGCTACAGCCGATGCGTGAGCGGAGCGGGCTTCGCCCACGGCGCGGTCGTATCAGCTAGTCACCCCGGGGCCGTGTAGGCCGTACGATACGTTTTCAACGTCTGCCGTCCAGCAAGCGCGGCAGTCGCCACATTCGTTATCTTGCGTGGGCGCGGGGCACGTCTCATCGTGATGTGTTGTGACAGTGGACGTGGGCAATCCGTAACCGGAAGGCGCGTCACCATCCACCATATGTGCGGACAGTCTCACGACAAGGTTCTCGGGAAATTCGCCGTATAGTTGTCGGTATAGCTGGACAATCTTGTATTCGCGCGTTGGTAGCCAATGCTTTACGGCAGGCGTTCGCTTTGCCACTTCTACGATATTACAAAGGTGCTCGAGCGACTGGATATCACCGCTATGGTGCCACCGAAAATAGGTGCCGCGTAGATTCTTAGCTTTACCATCCCGGCAGTAATGCCGTATAAGAAACGCCATAGCTTCGACCCACAACGGATCCCCTAGACTGTCCAGTCGTGCGTGTTGTGCACGGTCGATGCTATTCTTGTACACCTTATAAAATCCTTCAAAGGCGTAACATTTCTCGCAAGTGGATCCTGCCACCTTGCGTAGTTTTGATCCCACCTTGCACTTACTAGCAGGAATTGCGTAACAATATCCCGGCATTTTCGATACTACTTGCAAGGGCCCGCCGGTGTGTCTCATAGCTTGTGCAAGGGTAGTGATAGCACCATCACCACTATGCTCATACAATCCCGCTCGAGCGATGTCCATGGCCAGCTTGAGCGCTGCATATTTGGCGTTGACTATTTCCAGGTTGAACGTGTTAGTTGTCACTAGGCCACCGTTAGCAGTAAGTACTGCTCAGCGCCGTATACCGCCATCGCACCACAAGCGTCGCATTCGTACCGCTCGGCATCGGGCTCTACACCATATGTCACGTCGCTGCATTCGGCACATATACCGCCACCGTTGTCTTCGACAATCAGCGCCATCACGGTATCTAGCACGTCGCTGCAGCTTAGATAAATGTGGTTCATATCTATTCCACTCCTATTCCCAGAATCATTGATGGTGTCGATGTCCATGCTTACCCCCATATTCTGCCGCGTGTCACTGACCATTTCTTGTATCTATTCCGACCTTTACGCTGCGCCCTTTCACTTGCAAGCCACCGCGCTATGCGTCGCCGTCGTTTGTCGTTTGTCACGTGCTCTCCTTTACTATGTGTTGCCGTGCGTGTTCGGTCGTTGCCCTCTATATATACCATGGTGATATAACTATGTCAAGGGGTATACTGCCCATGAACCACAATCCAACGAGGAGTAACCACATGCCACGACCCATCACGATCCGCCAAGAACACTTCGCTCGGGAGTATGTGAGTAATCAAGGCAATGCGAGCGCCGCATATAGGTCTGCGTATGAGACCAAGAATCAGTCTGAGACTACAGTTACACGCAACGCCCACGCTGCTACTCGCAATGGCAACGTTGCAGCAATGATCGCTACTCTACGCTCTCAAGCCCTTGAAGCTAACGGCGTTACTCCAGAGAAGGTAATAGCGATGCTCCAAGAGGATAGGGCTCAAGCTAAAGGCTTACCCACTCCGCAACTAGGCGTCGCCGTGAGAGTGGACGAGCTATTGGGCAAAACGGCCGGGATGTTCGGCGACCGCGTCGAAGTTGAAGTGAGCATCCGGGCGTTGGTTGCCCACTTGGATGGGCTCGACGTTGGGGATGTGGCTAGACTGGCCAGTGGCGTCAAGCCGTCGGCGTTGGTGGACGGGATCCCGGGCCCGGCATTGGCCATAGAGGCCGTTGATTTAGGGGTGTGGTAGCAGCGCCGCTCTTGCTGGACTACGCCGCTGTACGTGGATGCCAGGGGCCTTGAGAGGGACGCCGTGGGGGGGGGCGAGAACCTGGGAAGTGGAGATACGGACAGAGGAACGGGCGTCGGAGTCCCGGTCATGTATGAGGAATCATGTAAACCGATAGACAGAGCCAGGGAGTTTTGATCTTTTGGGGAGAGTTTAGTAAGAGGGAGAGAGAGTAGTGGGGGGGGAATGACAAGGACCTCGGCGAGTGCGTTTGTTACCCACCGAGGCCCTGGCTCAGGAAGCGATGCCATGTGCGGGGCATCGGGTTGATTGTAGCATATTCGGGAGTTGTTAGTGGGTTTGTTTTGTGTTATTTCTGATATGGGGGTAAGAGGGATGCCGGTTATGGTTCGATATCGCAGGGGTTCTGGTAGACCGTGGAAGATAGTGGAGAGGTCTACGGGTAAAGTAATGGGATCATCTACGACCAAATCCAGGGCGCTTTCGAGTATGCGGGTTCGTAATGCGGCTCATCGTGTTGGGCGGAAGAGGGCACGGTAATTCAGTGGTTACGGGAACATTAACGGCGGCACAGCGGGAGCAGTTGGGTTATGCGGCGGCGTACAAGGCAGCTTCGGGGAGTTTCATTGAGTTTTTGGACTGGGTCTACATTCTAGAGCCGCCACAGCCGTTGCTTGGTCGTGAGGGAGGGAAGACGTTATTTGTGAAGTGGCCTCATTTGATGAAGTTCGCCCGTTTGTTGGAGAACGAGCGATTGATCAATGTTTTGAAAGCTCGTCAGGTGGGGATATCTTGGACGATCAGTGCTTATGTGGTTTGGTTGTTCTTGTTTCGGAGCGGTGCCCAGATCATGGAGCTATCGAAGGGGGAGTTAGAAGCTCAGGACCTATTGTCGAAGGCCAAGTTTATCTACAAGAGTTTACCTCCGATCTGGCTGGAGGTCATTGGGCAGGACAGTGGGGGCAGCTTTACCGTTAAGGGCGAGGGTGGTTCCCGGATAGTGGCGCTTCCGTCTACGGAGGATGCGGGAAGGGGTCCTGCCGTCACGCTCGTTGTTCAAGACGAGGCTGAGTTCCATAAGTACATGGACAAGAACTATCTGGCGGTGAAGCCGACCATCGACGCTGGAGGCCAGATGATCATGGTTTCCACCGTCAACAAACGCAAGTCGGTCTCGTTGTTCAAGAACGTCTACCGGGGATCTCCGAGAAACGGTTGGGTCACGTTCTTCATCCCGTGGACCTCTCGACCGGGACGGGACAAGAAGTGGTATCAGAGAACCAAAGAGGAGGCCGGAGATCTCCCCGAGGCCCAGGAGATGGGGATAGACCTCTACATGGAGCAGGAGTATCCCACTTCTGCCGATGAGGCTCTGGCTCCTGCGCGTGCGATGTCGGTATTTAACCAGGACGTACTTCGCCAGATGGAGCAGGATTGTAAGAAGCCCGTAACGCGTAGGGGCCCCATCAATATCTACCAGAATTTTCAGCACCGCAAGCGTTACACTGCGGGTTCCGATACGGGTCACGGAGTTGGACGGGACTACTCCGTAACGGTAATAATAGATTATGATACCGGGTATATCGTGGCGGACATAATGTCGAACACGATACAGCCGGACGACTTCACTTACCAGTCAATTGAGATGATGTCCAAGTACGGGAACCCAGAGTGGGCGATAGAGGACAACGAGTGGGGTAAGACCGTTCTAGACGCTGCCAAGGACGCCCGCTACCCGCATCTGTTCAAGCAGAAGACCCGTAGGGGCTCCGATGTGATCGGTTTCCATACAGACGCACGGAGTCGCCCCATACTCTGGAACGATCTCCGGGAGGCCATCGATAACCGGCACATAGTGATTCCCAACAAAGAGGGGCTGTCCCAGTTCTACTCGGTTATATACGACCCAAACAAAGGAGATCGTCCACAGGCAATGGAGGGTGCCCACGACGACTATCCGATGGCCCTTGGGGTTGCATGGCAGGCTCGGCGTAGGGTTCACACTCCTTCTAACGATAGGATTTTAATGCCCGCTACATGGTGAATAATAAATAATGGATATCAAGCAGATGCCTGACGAGAAGCGTGTCGCAGACGCGATAGGGTACTATCAGCGGATGTGGCAGCAGGCCCACGACCAGTGGGCGGACTACGACTCCTTCTACCAGTTGGAGTTCGATGTCTGGGACGAACGGCAGTTCAAAGACCGCTCCTTCTACCGCCGGTCGAGGGCCCGGAACCTGGTGGACCATGCCGTTGACACTCAGATGATATACCACCCAAACATCAAGCGGGAATCGGTGGGAGATGCAGGGGACTCCCAGGAGAGGGCCGACCGCTTGCGGGACGGACTTGCGGCAGTCATTCGGGAGTCGTCTCTGAGGGAGATGTCCCTTCCCTGGAGAATGGCGGCCAAGTATCTGACCCACTACGGGTACTTTGTGTTCGAGGCCCCGATCCTGGATGCCAGGCTGATGCAGGACAGGATAGACTCCCGGAAGCGCATCAGGAACGAGACCGAGGAGGAGTTCAAGCAACGTCAGAACGATGTTAAGGCATCGTTCTGGAACCCCGTCAGGATAAACGTCCCGCACCCGACCAGCGTGCTGATGGACGCCTGCGAGAGAGACCCGGACGAGGCGATTAAAATAGAGGCCATGCCCGCATACCGGGTATTAGAGCTTAGTGAGTATAAGAAGAAGAGCAGGAAGAACTCAGAGGTATACCAACTCAAGAACCAGAACCCCTCTTCTCCCGTTATAGTCCAGCACTACTGGTCCCGGTACTGGCACGCGGTAAGGGCCACAAGCGGCGAGATGGGCTCCGAGCCTCAGATGCTGTACGTCGAGAAGAACGGTATGCGAATGCTGCCTTTCTTGCACACGCTGGCGGGATTCGGAATGGAGCCTGTTAACGGCACCGGTAATCCCCAACACAGCGCCGTCGGGATACTGCACGGGGTTCGGGACAGCCTTCGTGCTCAAGCTCAGGGGGACAGCGCCAAGCACAACTTACTGATGCGTAAGAGCTTTGTGGGCATGAGGACCTCCGGCAACCCAGAGGAGCTTCGGGACCAGCTTCGGGGCGGAATAGCACAGGCCGAGGAGGGCGAGATAGGAATACTGCCCACGCCCGACGTTGATCGCGCCATGTTCGAGATCGGCAGGGAGCAGGCCGAGGATATCGAGGAGGGCACCTACTCCCGCAGCCTGGGCGGTGTCAGGATTCCAGGGGTGACCACAGTGGGGCAACAGGCGGCTATCCAGACGGCGGCGGGCAAGAAGTTCGTTGAGACCGTCACGCAGATAACTCACCTGGCCTCCGAGGTGGGTAGACGCATTCTAAGGCTTGTGGATACCTCCCCTACTCTATCCGACGGTATCGGTGCTTATGGTCATGTAATACGCCGCCGGGACATACAGGGCAACTACACTGTGGACGTTATGTTCGAGGATATAGACCCAGTCATAAAGCTCCAGCAGCAAGAGGTGGATATGCGTCAGGTCCAACTGAACCTAATGAGTCACGAGACCTATCTCGACAGACACGCTCACGGGACGGTCTCCGAGGAGATGGACCGACTCTACGAGGACGAGGTAATGCAGAACCCGAACCTTCGGGCAGAGCTTGCCCGTCAGGCAGCGCGGAGGATGGGTATGGGAGAGGAGTACGAAG